GTATTAAGCAGATTAAGGGCACAGCAGATGATCCCACGATGACACATGATCCCATTCTGTTATGGGCTGCTTTCCAAAGATCTGATGATCATGTGACCTGGTTAGCAAGCAAGCAGCAGAGGATTCGGTTTTCATCAATAGCACAAAATTTAGCGAACTTACAAGAGCAGACAAATTTCGGGTTGCAGTGTTGGGAATCTTTCCGCTTGTATATGGGTTGGGAGAACCCGGTGCCCTGGGACGAGAATAGGTACCATGCTTGTGTGGAACGGTTCCAAGAAAAACGAGGCGAACGTACTGAAGCATTGAAAAAGGGTTCACTGAATCGCGCAGATCCAAATTTTGAGATAATGGTTAACCTCAAGCAACAACTAAAGCTCAAGGACGAAGAATGGAAGCCTGCTAAAGCTGCACAACCAGTTTGGATACACCCTGATCATCAACTCTTCACAGAGGGTCCTTACGGTATGTTGTTACTAGATCTTTTGTTGGAGCACAAACCGCCTTATTGGCATTTCCATGCAAGAGAGTCTTATGATAGTTTCGCTACCTGGGTCGACAAGTACTTGGCAGACGTGCAAATGTTCAGTATGAATGATCTGGTGGGTCAAGACCAATCCTGTCAGGGTTGGGCTGTTACTGTGCTCAAACAAATGATGATGTGGTTCAATTTCCCAGAACATGCCATCCATGAGTTTGTCAACAACAAATTGATCAAATCCCTAGGCGGAAAGGCTTTTATAGCGATCATGACTGACTCAGGAGAAGTGTGGACCTTTTTGATCAACACGGTTTCATCTACGGCCAGAGAGTGTTTCATGTATGACTTAAAACCTGGCTTTCCTCAAGCAAATGGAGGAGACGATACCATGTCACCGTTAAAAGGTCCTATAAACCCTGATTATGAAGCTTACAGGCTCATGGATCCTTGCACTGACAAGCGCTACGACTCCGAAAGGGGAGATTTCACTGCTCACTGTGTGAAGAATGGTGTTTTGTTCAGAAATCCAATTATTTTGCTTAAAAGGTTTATGGTTAGAGTAGCTGCCGGCAAAGGGGAAGATGCAGTCTTGGGTTATGGCGATGCTTGGGCACACAACTATGCTTTAAGTGAAAAATTAGTAGGAGCAATGAGAGAAGATGAGTTGGAAGCCCACGCTATTATGACCAGAATTTTCATGAACCTTAAAAGAGAAGGTCTCAAAACGAGGATGGATTGGTCAAAACGTTACGATTTTGAATTTGAAAGCATACCGGAATTAACTGAAAAGGATCACAAATTGGTTCAAGATAGAATGGAGATAGCGCCAGTGTGGCAAACAAGCGTTTCCAATGAGATAGTGGGCAATTCTTTTGTTCAGAGTTGGACCCTTCCAATGTCCGAGTATACCTCGGCGTTTTGATTCTCATTACAATGGCCACTTCTACACAAACAGATATGTTAACTGGTCCAGCACCGATTGAGAGCGGCGTCAGCCGTGAACACGGGTGGACTCATTCTATTGTGAAAGAAATGAAAGATTGTGATGCTTCATTGGATACTATTTTAGCTACTAATATGAACGGTTGTGGTCAAGTACATTTGATTGAGATGCATATTTCCTGTCAAGGAATGAAGATTGGAGATTCCGTTGAAGTTGGAACATGCGCAGTTGGTTCTACTGCGACTTTAGGTCACTTGTCAATGATGCCAAATGGTTTTGCATATGTTACTAATGCTATGACCGTGGGCAACAAGACAACTGATAAAGTGATACCTTTGGACAATGTTTCTAGGCAAATCAGGCCCATTTCTGCCGATCTTCCATCCACCAAATTGATGTTGAAGAAGACGGGGTCGATGAGGGTTTTCATTACCTTTAATATCTTGGTCAAAGGAATTATTGTGGTGTACGATTCTTTAAACTAGAGTTCCCTGAGCTTGCTGCTGTTAGCGCGAGCAATGTGGAAGAGTTGGTTGAGAATGAAGAAGAACTTTCTGTGCAACCAGTTATCATCCCAGGCGTAGGGATAGGAACTAGCTTTGTAATGACCAGACCTGATGGAGTCAAGTTTGACATGTGTATCACCGGAGAAGATGAGAATTGGATGCGTGCTACAGAGAATGTGAACACAACCATCGGTTTGTATTATTTAGCTTACCCTGGCAACTACGTTTCAAGGTGGATGTGGAATGGTAAGTATAAGGAAGGCTCTACGACACAGAAGAAGTTTGAGTGGGTGGAGCAAGAAGGTTATCTTTTGGACATTGATGTTGTCAAGAAGATTGAATTAAGAACAAGGGGCATTTAGAGAATATTATTCTTTGTTATGCAATGAGTCTAAGGACTCATCCCTTACCCGTGGTTTTATAGTTTTTTACAGAAAAGAGGGG